GTAGTTAATCAGTGTAAACTGGCTAAACAATATGTAGAGCAGAAAGAAGTGGCTAAATGCGACTTGCTTACAAAGATAGCGGAGACCCGTATAGAATCGTTACGCCTTGAGAGAGACTCTATAATGGGGATAAAAGATGAAGAAATTGAGAGGCTTAGGAAGATGGCTCTTGACCGCCCAAACCGACATAATCATTGGTGGTTTGCTGGTGGGGTTGTTACTGGTATTGTTACCTCAATCGCGATCTTCTACGCGTCGGTCGAGGTAGCAAAGTAATGGGAAAATCTTTAAAGGGCTGGACCGTTAGTAGGTTGCGGCAGTTTATACGCGATACCACGCGCAATTATTTATATCTTGCAGAACAAGCAGTTGCGCCCAATATTCGTGATGGCGCCGAAGAAACTGTTTTATACGCTAAAGATAGCTCTGGTACCACAAAGCTTTTTTATAAGGATAGTGCCGGAACAGAGATCGGCGTCGGCGGGAGCGATTTAAAAAATCATATTTTCGCGTTATACGCCAGTATTAGTTCTGCCCCTAGTGGGGGCTATTATATACCGTGGGTGTATTACACCGAGACTCAAACGGTCACCGCCGGTTCGTTGGGGACAATGAGGAACAGCATGATCGCGCCCTTTGACGGGAAGTTCATATCAGTCTCGGTTTTGTCTAATGGTGGAGGCTCTGCTCCAGGGAGCACTGTTATTGGGGTGCATAAGAACAACAGCGGTACCGCCATGGAGACTCAAACGGTAACCATGGCAGCTTTCAACACCACCTACACTGGCACATTTTCTTCGAACACCTTCAGTAAAGGAGACGTTTTACATCTAAATTTAGATGCAACAAATTCGCTAGACTATGTTACGGTAACTGTCGTAATCGAGTTTGATGAGTCAACCTGATGAAGAAAAGTCTTAACGATATTGCAGCCATCGAGAAAGCTATAAAACAAAAATATGGCGAAGACACAATTCAGAACCCTAAGGCAACGTGGGACGAGGAAAAGGAACAGCAGTATCTTGAACAACTAAAGGTTCAGTATAAACAAGACTTGAAGAAACGGGACAAGACTGAAAAAGCTGAAATAGATGGTTTTTTCGCTCCAAAACAACTACTTAATAGAGATAGTAATCGGATCTGTCCGGTGTGTGAGGTTTACTCGTTCGAGATAAAGGATGATCTTTACATGCATAAATTCGAATGCTGCTTAAAATGTTATACCCAATGGGTTGAGGATCGAGAAGAGCGATGGAAAACGGGTTGGCGACCAAACTTAAAGGATGAATAAAATATGGCTTCTGTATTAGATATTATTAGTGGAATTTCAACGGTGCTGGCAAACAGTTATGACGGCGCACTTGATGACGTGGGTGAACCAATCAAAATTGGCCTCACTAGAGAAGAAGGCGACCCAATTATCGATTCCCGAGTTATGGACGGCTTTTCGTGCCGTTTTAGCGGCCCCCTCTTGAAGGTCTCTTACTCAGGTGAAATAGCTCTGAGAGACGTGCACAAAAAAAATCGATTTGAGGGAGAAATTGAACAAAAGATTCAAGATATTGTAAACTTTCTAAAGAAGGAGTACAAAAAGAACACCGGCAACGCACTTACTTTAACTAAGCAGGGCGAGCCATACATTTTTGTTCAAAACATTTCTCGCTTACGCACTTGGGTGCAAGCCGCTTGCGACTACAAGATTGGTGGCATGGACGAAGTGATTGAGGTGGGCGAGCGCAGTGAAGACCGCTTGGACGACGCAGTCCGAACATGGTTGGGGATGAACGACAACAAGAAGCGAGCCGTGGGTACAGGCATGATTGGCAACACAACGTTCCCGGACTCGTCCGATGCAGAGAATGTAAAGGGCAAGAGAGACGAGGAGCCTCGCTAGGGTGTTCGATGATTGGGATGAATGAGCTATCAGCTAACCAAAAAAGAAATTACCAAAGAGATAATTAAATCAGGAAAGGATCCTGTTTATTTCATAAACACATATACAAAAATTTCCCACCCCGTCAAAGGGTTAATCCCCTTTAAAACATACGATTACCAGAATGAACTACTGGAAACGTTTGTCGACCATCGCTTTAGTGTTATACTAAAGGCTAGGCAGCTTGGGATCTCCACTATAGTAGCGGCGTACGTTGTGTGGCTGATGCTTTTTTACAGGGACAAGAACATTCTTGTTATGGCCACCAAGTTTGGGACGGCCGCTAACTTGGTTAAGAAAGTAAAAGCGATCATCAAACAACTTCCGCCGTGGATTCGCATTGCCAATATTGCGGTGGACAACCGCACTTCTTTCGAACTGTCAAATGGTTCACAGATAAAAGCCTCGTCCACTAGTGCAGACGCTGGTCGTTCTGAGGCCCTGTCATTACTTGTTATCGACGAGGCCGCTCACGTCGAAGGGTTGGAAGAATTGTGGACAGCCCTATACCCAACATTATCGACTGGCGGGAATTGCATTGCCCTTTCCAGCCCCAATGGCGTGGGTAACTGGTTTTATAACACGTACACGAAGGCCGAATCTGGCGAGAATGATTTTTATCCAAGTGTCTTGTCTTGGGAGGCCCATCCCGAACACGACGACGAGTGGTTTGCGGAGGAGACAAAAAACATGTCTCGTCGACAGATTGCCCAAGAGCTAGAATGCAACTTTAACACCTCCGGGGAAACGGTTATCCATCCTGATGATATCGGGTGGATCTCTGAGCGTTTAAAAGAACCAAAGTACAAGACCGGTTTTGATCGAAACTTATGGATCTGGGAAGAATACCAGCCTGGTGACGCTTACTTGTTGGTGGCCGACGTCGCCCGCGGCGACGGTGAGGACTATTCAACATTTCATATTTTGAAGGGCGAGACAATGGAGCAAGTAGCAGAATATCGGGGTAAGCTCACCCCCGATTTATTTGCCAATCTTGTTGACACCACCGGTCGTGAGTTTGGCGGTTGTATGGTGGTGGTGGAGAATGCGACCGTTGGTTTTACTGTACTGGATAAGTTGGTGGAGATGGAATATCCTAACATTTATTATTCAACAAAGGGCAGTCATGAATATCTAGACCAATTGGAAGCAGAGGCTGTAACTAATTCTATCGTGGGTTTTACCACATCATCGAAAACAAAACCACTCATTGTGGCTAAATTTGAAGAATTTGTTAGGAATAAACTAATTAATCTATACTCTACACGTCTGCTTAGCGAAATTAAAACCTTCATTTGGCAGCACGGTAAAGCAAGGGCGATGCGCGGGTACAACGATGATTTGGTTATGAGTATGGCAATTGCGTGTTGGGTTAAAGATACTGTTTTAACTGTGAACCAAAGAGAGTTACAATATAAGAAAGCGTTCTTAAATTCCATGATAGTGACAAATACAAGCTTGGACACTAGGATACCTGGAATGCACGGGTACACAAAAACTGCCACGGAAACTAAGGAGGAGGCCGCTAAAGAGGTGAAGCCTCTGCTGTGGCTTTACAAAGGATAAATAATGGCTGACCAAAGAAAAAATACACGCAATTCGAACTCTGAGTTATTTCGTAAGTTAACGCGCTTACTATCAGGCCCCCTTACAAACTACCGACGCCAGACGCCCCGGCAACTTCGAAGGATCCAGCTAGATAAATACAAGTTTCAATCTGCTGGTGGTCTCACGTTCAAGAAAACTGAATATAACCCGTTCTCTGGAATGCAGACAAACTTTTTGCGTAGCCAGAATCGTGGAGACCGCTATGTAGACTTCGACCAGATGGAATATACACCCGAGATTGCCTCAACGCTAGACATCTACGCGGATGAGATGACCACCTCAACGATTCTTAATCCTCTACTTACTATCGAAACCTCGAACGAAGAAATTAAGTCGATTCTAGACACTCTTTTTCACCGTATTTTGAATATCAACTTTAATCTATTTGGGTGGTGTAGGTCGATGTGTAAGTATGGGGATTATTTCCTCTATTTGGACCTGGACGAGAAAGAGGGGGTCAAGAACGTGATTGGCCTTCCTCCGCAAGAGATTGAGCGTCTGGAAGGAGAAGACAAGACAAACCCAAACTATGTACAGTTCCAGTGGAATTCTGGGGGTCTTACCTTCGAGAACTGGCAGATTGCCCACTTTAGAATCTTGGCTAACGACAAATACGCACCTTATGGTACGTCCATCCTTGAGGGCGCCCGACGCATCTGGCGTCAGTTGACCTTGTTAGAAGATGCAATGATGGCATATCGTATTGTCCGTTCCGCTGAGCGTAAAGCGTTTTACGTTGATGTGGGTAACATTTCCCCAGAAGACATAGATCAATACATGCAGCGCGTTGTTACACAAATGAAGCGTAACCAGGTGATTGATCCAAGTACGGGTCGCGTGGACTTACGTTATAACCCCTTGAGCATTGAGGAAGACTATTTTATCCCAGTGCGAGGCGGGGTGCAAGGGACAAAGATTGAGTCTATCGCCGGCGGCAAATATACGGGAGATATTGATGATGTCAAGTATCTTAGAGATAAACTGTTCTCAGCGCTCAAGATTCCAGCATCCTATCTTTCACGTGGTGAAGGTAGTGACGAAGATAAAACTACGCTTGCACAAAAAGATATTCGCTTTGCGCGCACGATCCAACGCCTTCAGCGTTCAATCATCGCAGAATTAGAGAAGGTGGCGATTATCCACCTTTACACTCTGGGCTTCCGCGCACATGACTTAGTATCTTTTAATCTGCACCTGTCCAATCCTTCTAAGCTAGCTGAGTTGCAGGAGTTGGAACACTGGAGCACGCGGTTTGGTGTAGCTAGTGAGGCTACTGAAGGGTTCTTCAGCCGCCGTTGGATTGCTAGAAAGTTGTTTCAACTCTCGGATGAGGACATTGTACGCAATCAAAGAGAACTGGTTTATGATGCTAAGTATACTGCCAAGCTAGAGGCGGTTTCTCAGATGGCAGCAGGCGATGCAATGGGCGGAGCCGGCGGCGCCGACCTAGGTGGGGCTGATGCAGGTGGTCTGCCCGATATAGGCATGCCTGAACCAGAAATGGGCGGAGAAGAGATGCCACCAGGAGATGAGAGCGTCTTACTTTCTGAGCCTGATGCAGAGGCACCCCCAGCGAAGCGTGACGAAGACTGGTATAAGGTTAAGGCTAAAGACGCCTTGGGGCGCCCGGCCGCAACCACTACTTCAAAATCTAAAGGGAAGTTTTATGAGCCGGTTACGATCGATCGGCGGGAAGGCGAGGGCCCACGTAAGAAAAATAACCAGGCCAAGGCCGGCAAACAGCAGCGCAGAAAGAAACCAGCTGGTTATTATGATATGCGTTCTCTTACAAAAGGGATTTCTGAGGAACTGGCACCTAATTATGAGAGAGAAGAAGAAAAAATCTTTAAAGTCAACCATGAGGTTAAAGTTTTGCTAGAGAGCATGGAAAAAAATAACAAGGTGGAAAACAAAAATGGCACAAAAAAGACAGAAACACAATAAAAAAAGAAATACAGCATTTCTGTACGAGGCTTTAATTAAAGAGCTTACAAAAACGATTGTAGCTAGGGATGATGAACGGAAAGAAGTCATCGTTGCTTTGGTGAAAGAGAACTTTTCTTTTGAAGGAGAGATGGGGAAGGAGCTTGAGTGCTATCGTAACTTATTGGAGACATATGACCTCAATGGTAATGCTGCCGAGAAGCTTATTTACCTAGTCAAAGAAGCCTATAGCCAAATTGATAAGGAGAAGCTTTTTGCAGAACAAACTAAGTTGATTAACGTTGTTAATAAAGCCCTAGGTGCCGAAGTATTCAGTAATTTTGTGCCCAACTATAAAGATTTAGCTACTGTATACCAGATCTTTAACAACAAGGGGCCTCTTAAGTCGAGAGTACTTTTAGAGGAGAACCTAGTGGCTCGCATCACAAGTGCCCCCGAGGTGGCAACTGAGAGTCTGCTAAAGCCAGTGGATAACCTAGTTTACAGTACTTTTGTGAAGAAATTTAATGAAAAATATAGTGGGGCACTGCTGGAATCACAGCAAACTCTTTTGAGCACTTACATCTTATCTTTTACCGATAACGGTATCGACCTTAAGACCTTCATGAACGAGGAAGTGCGGCGTCTCAAGGACGTTCTTTCCGAAGCCTTGCGTGCGGAAGAAGTTGAGTCGGATCCCACTATGTTACAAAAAACTAAAGCGGTCTTGGCGTTGCTTGAGACCTTTGGCCAAAAGAGAATTGATAATGGGATGATAAAGAAGGTGCTTAAAACACAGCAATTAGTTAGCGAGATTAGTGACAATGGCTGAATATAAAATTGGACTTGAACCCGACGCGCTTCCTGACGATCGGTATAATATTGATCTTACGCCTGATGCAGTCGATAAACTAGGTTTACAGAAAACGCCTCAGATCGTTATTAACCTAGAAGCTCGCAAGACAATGAACGGGGATTTCTTAATCTTGGATCATATCGATATTGATATTGTTATCATGCCAAAGAAAAAGAAGATTGTTGCGTTTCCTAAAGAAAATATGCATGATCATGTTTATGACACCCAAAATCGCCTATTCCATCACTTGACCCGCCGCGGCATCGTGCAGGCAGATTCTGTCGAAGGTGGCAGCGTTTACGGCGCCGTTGAAGGTCTTTTGGCCGAGAGCGCCGACGCGGAGGTCGATCCGATCGAGATGGCCATCTACTCGGTGAGTAATTTTATCACAGAGGAGCGCCCCGCATTTGATTATATTAAGAACTATGACGACTATATGGATGATCTGTTAACCGAACCTACACCTGATGACTCTACCGCATTGGGAGAGGTGCCACAGGAACCACGTAAGGGCACAATCATGCCAAACGCGCGCCCGTATGGTCTTATGTACAAGATGTACGAAAACAAAAAGAAGCAATAATGGAGCTGCTGTATTTTGTTTTAGCTGCCCATGGGCTTACTCAAATAATAGTCTATGGCTCTATATTTAATAGCATCCGCCCCAAGGCCGGCAAACTGGGAGAATTGTTCCAATGCTCCATGTGTGTGGGCTTCTGGTCCGGTGTGTTTCTTTTTGGAATAAACGATTTTACTGAACTATTTACTTTCGAATATAGTGTTGCGAATTTGTTCATCTTAGGATGCTTAAGTTCGGGCACTTCTTATATCTTGAATGAGATATTTGGAGATTGTGGATTGAAACTTTTAATTAACAGCGGAGAGAAGAGATGAAAATTACAAAAGCTAGACTTAA